ATGGGCGATGCTGGTGCTTGTGTGTTACCCGAATTTAAAGTTACTGTAAATGGTGTTGCTATTACAATGAAAGATTTGTACACAGAATACTGCTCGGATTCTGAAAAGATTCGGCTTGTTGATTCTGTAAATTATTCATGCCGGATTCGAGACCAGAAAAAAATTGACATTGTTACCTGCCGAGATTATACTGGAGAATTAATTAAATTTACCACAGATGACGGGGACGAATTATTAACAACTCCGGAACATTTAATTCCTGTGTTGCGCAACGGAACCAGGATTATTGTCAAAGCAGAAGAAATTTTAGAAACAGATAAATTGTATAAGATTGGGTAATGCAGGCGCTTGCTATGTATATTTTTAATTCTGTACTAAATAATTGTATGAAAATGCAAGAATTCAAAAAATCGTACTCGTGGACTGCCAAAAAAACTGGAAAAACAACTACAGTTCAAGAAACAATGGTAGAGTTAATTTGTGACTGCTGTAACAAGCTGCACACTCGCACTAAATCGCATTATGCTAAAATGCAAAAAAATCCATTATTCTCACAGGATTTTTGTAACAAATGTTGGCAAGCGCTACAAAATAATCAACCTGCACGAATTGAAAAAATGACAAAGGGAGTCCGGGACGCATATCAGAATCCTGTAGTTAGGGAGCGATTATCGCAGGCTATGAAAGGTGTCAATCTTGGTGAAAAAAATGCCATGAAACGTGCAGATGTAAGGGCTAAAGTTTCTGCAACCAGGTCAGTGCTAATGCAAGATCCCGAATTTCGGTTTAAATTCAAACAAGGATCTATAGATGCCTGGGCCCGCGGGGCATATGATAATTCCCAATTGTTGGGTTTACAAATGGGATACACCAAGTGGTACGATTATACCCACTCATCGGGTGTAACTTACAAGGTGCAAGGAAAATATGAACTTGCATTCATAAAATTTCTCGACGAGAATACATTAACATTTGAGTGCCATCACGGTAAGATACCATATGTTGCTGATGACGGATTGACTCATCATTATTTTCCAGACTTTTATGTGCATACCTGGCAATGTTATGTTGACCCTAAGGCGACCCACTGGTACAAAAAGCAATACAGAAAATTTGAGTTATTGGCCGAGCAACATCCGGACATTAGGATAGAGATCTTAACTGAAGATAAATTAAGGAAACTAGGAATTAAATTATGAAAATTGAAAAAATTAACTACACTGGAAAAGTGTACAACTTAGAAGTTGAGCCAACCCATTCCGTCAACGATGACCAGTTTTACATAAATGCAGATACTGGACTAGTAGTGCATAATTGTCATCCTAGAGACAATATTGCACTACGTTGGCTTGCAGAGGAATATGACATTGGTTACGATTTGTTTGACACAGTTATGAGTGCTAGAGAAGTACAAGCAAAGAACCTAGCAGAATTTTTAATTGCACAAAGCCAACTCGAATTGGACTTGCCCATTGTGATTCACGGCAAGGCATACAAACCCGATGTTCCTTATTGTATTGGCAGCTACTCGACCTTGATTGGACATTACATCCAGCAGCGTGGCATTGATGTAAAGTATGTTGATCCGTTGGCAGATGATGCCACTGACGTTGTTGCAGAAGTTGACGGTCCTGCTGTTTATTTGTGGGCACACAACCGCAAGATCACTTACGAATACACAGGCGACCAACTAGATACACAACCTTATTGTACAATACATCCAGGCAGTGTCATTGTCGATCCTTGGCGAAAAATATCCAAGACCATGGACGGTATTAAAGTGGTACACTATGGGAATACTCGACAAAAATAATGCATACCGTAAAAAAATATCAACTGTACAAGTTTTGGGATGATGAGTTTAATAACTTGGACTATGTCAACGAACCATTCAATGATACAAGTTTAGTTGCCAAATGGACTGCACTAGGGTATCCTACCAAGTTCACAGGTGACATGTGCGATATGCGCAGTGCACAGCCAAGTTGGAATCAACGGTTTGTTGATATCTTTTCTGCACAAGGATGGCAAGACATTGGTACCAGTTACTACCGTATGAATACCGGAACAGTGTTGCCCACCCACGGTGATTTATATTTGAAATATATTGACCTGTTCAATCTGCAAGGACAGGAATCGAGTATACGACGTGCAGTTGTATTTTTAAACGATTGGGAACCCGGGCACTACGCAGAATATTGCAACGAGCCATTTGTAAATTGGGCAGCAGGATCTACAGTAGAGTGGAGTTATGATACTTTGCACATGGCAGCAAATTTGGGTCTGACACCCAGGTATACCCTTCAGGTCACAGGACACATATGATCAACAGCCGTAACGAGTGGGATACACTAGAAGAAATAGTAGTCGGCAGTGCAACAAATGCAAACTGGCCCAGCTCTGATCCTGTGTTTGCACAAGAGTCCTTGAAGACATTGTGGACCGACACTCCTGTGCCCAGCGGACCAGTGCCTGGTTGGATTGTTGAGGAAGCCAATGTTGAACTTGATAACCTGTCAGAAATACTGGTCAATTACGGCGCAACTGTGCGTAGGCCAACGCCTATGGATTTTGTAGCACGTGAAGGCATGTACAACTATTGTCCCAGGGATAGATTGATTGTAGCAGGCGATGTGTTGGTAGACTGCAACATGATGTATCCATGCCGCAATCAAGAAACAGAAGCATTACAACAAGTGATGAAACAAGCAAGAACTGTGCTGACTATGCCACGTGATCAAGGTATGATTTTGGATGCAGCCAATGTTTGCAGACTGGGCGACACATGGTTATATTTAGAAAGCCACAGCGGCAACCGTGCTGCATATGATTGGTTGTGTCAACAGTTTCCTGATATCAATATTGAGTTATGCAACTTCTACGCTGGCGTACACATTGATTCTACCATTGTTCCCATACGTGAAGGATTGGTGTTGTTGAACGCTGCGCGAGTAAACGAAACAAACTGTCCAAAGGCATTTGATTCATGGGAAAAGATATACATCAATGATGTAGTGCCACAAGGCTTTTTTGAGTATCCATACGCTTCAAAATGGATTGCAATGAATATGTTGGTGTTGGATCCGAAGACAGTTATTGTAGATCAGTACCAAACTGAGCTAATTACAGTATTAAAGTCAAAAGGCGTTGATACTATTCCACACACACTGAGTCACAGTCGTACATTAGGTGGCGGATTCCATTGCGTAACACTTGACACACGGAGAAAACATGATTGATGCCGACGTAATAAAACGAATGATAGAACAGCAAATTACTGAAACTGTCAGCAGTCACGTGTCCGGCGTATTGACGTCAGATGAGTGGGCACAGCCAATTGAGCAAAAAATAGTAAAATACACTCAAGATCGTATACTTTCAAAGTTTGCTAATTCGGCTGCAATGCCCGAAATTATCGAAGCTGTCAAGACAAGTGTTGGTGAGTTGTTTGCAAACGGGCACATACCCGGAGTATCAACATTTGTTGACAACGATCTTATCAAAGTCACAGTGGATAAAGAAGTAGAAAAGCAAACTCAATTGACTGTGGTCAAACTGTTCAAAGACCCAGTGTGGTTAGAACGAATTGAAAAAGTAATTAATCAAGCAGTTGTACGTCAAACAATGATAACAGTTGGATCAATTGATATCTCCACTATTATTCACGAACGTGTAGATGAAAACATGGCAAAGTTTAAGCAAGAAATGCTATCAGGGTTTTCAAGTACTGGCATCGACGACAAAGCCACTGCATGCCAATTGACTATCATGGACGAAACCACAGTGGTCGAAAATACGTTAACAGCTCGGTCTGCAAATTTTGTAGAATCCGTAACAGTCAGAGACTTGGCTGTAACAGGATCAATCAACACAGATAATCTCAGTTGGAATGTGTTGGCAGCTGATATCAGTGCCAAGACACTTGCACAACTTAGTAAAGATTGGAAAGACACGTTGGTAGATCAAGTGGCAAACGAGATCAAAACCAATGGCATTGACTTTGCCAACGTAAAAGTTGATGGTTACCCATTGGTGTTGGGTGGTGAACTGGCTAGAACTGTTACACAAAGCAGTTTGCGCAGAGTTGGGCGCCTGCAAGGATTAGTCGTCGACGGCGAAACAAGTTTGAACGAAACAGTTGTTGTAGTTAAGAAACGATTGGGTGTCAATACTGAACAGCCGGATGCTGCGCTCAATGTATGGGATGAAGAAGTGAGTGTTTCTGCAGGCAAATACAAAAACCACGAAGCATATATCGGAACAAATCGTGATCAAGCATTGAACATAAGCATCAATCGTATGCCACAAATCACACTTGGTACCGACGGTGTCACTGGTATTAAGAAATTGCGGGTAGCACAATACATGATTGGGCACGGAACATCTGTTCCTGGATATGCTGGTACCAAAGGCGACATTGTGTTCAATGTTGATCCAACACCTAAAAGTGCGTTTGCTTGGGTATGTTTAGGCGGGCATCAGTGGAAAGTTCTCAAGGCAGCAGAATGAGAGTTAACTGGGTAGTTGCTGATTCCACTGTCATTGCACCGGATGTTGACATCAATGTCATCAAAGACATTGCCAGTATCTGGGGCAGTTGGCGAACATGGCGAGGATGCAGCACTGACAATGTGGTATGCAACGATGCCGGCAAAGCTCGCGAGTTGTTGAAACGCAACATGAACAAAATGTGCAACATGTATATTCCCGAATCAATGTATTCAGAGTTGGACCGGCCAGAGTCAGTTCAATTGTTTGGCGGCCAGTTTACATTTGAAGTGAACAACCAAGACGAACTTATTGCTATGCAACTTGTGTCTTCGCAAAGTGATATTGTGTTGCTGCTGGGATTTGATTGGACAGAAAAACCTGTAAGCACTGACAAACTATTGGCACACCGAGCACACAATTACCGCAGATTTGTTGCGGATGCTATCCGGAATAACCCAGATGTGCAGTGGGTTTTGGTTGACCATGAAGGAGAAACCATGCCCGAATTGAACAATTTTGATAATATTACACAAGATACCCTTGAAAACGTAGTAGAATTACTGTCAGATTGACAGTAAAAAGCACCCATGCTATAATACAGCATGAAGCATATTACAGTATATCTCTTGTTTGTATCAGCCCTGTTGCCCGGATGCGCCACAGCAATAGCTATTGCTGACGTCACCGTTGGAACTGCTATCTATGCAGGAAAAACTGTAGTAAACACTATTGACGCAATCACACCAGACATTGTTAATGATTAAAAGAATTGGTTTTGCTTGCAAATGGATAAATGACCCGTCTGAAGTAGGCGGCATGAAAGTCAATGCATTGGACCGAGACCTTAACGGGCGCTCGACTACTATGCGCTGGTTGCGCGAACACAAAGCAGAAGCCGAGCAGCGGCAGTGGGACATCATGAATCATAATACCAGCGCTGCTGTTAAGATGATTGAACGTGTGGCCACATTGCCTGCGGAGCGCAGAATGGTTCGTTTAGGATCCGAGATGCTGCAAGGCTATACACAAGACGAATGGAAAAGCTGGTGGCAACAGCCAGATGTGCAGAATCATTTAGAACGCATATTTGCGCCCATTGGCGAAGCAGCACGTAGACTTGATGTACGACTGAGTTTTCACCCTGGTCAGTTCTGTGTGCTGGCCAGTGAGCACGATGTCATTGTGGAAAGATCAATAGAGGAGTTCGAATATCATGTGGATATGGCCCGCTGGATGGGATTCGGTAAAAGTTTTCAGGACTTTAAAATCAACGTACACATCTCCGGTAGACGAGGTCCAACCGGTATCATTGACACCTTACAAAGACTCAGCCCCGAAGCAAGAAACTGCATCACAATCGAAAACGACGAAAACTCCTGGGGCATTGAATCAAGCCTTGAACTCGAAAAGCATTGTGCCCTCGTTCTGGATGTACACCACCACTGGATCCGTACAGGAGAATACATTCAACCCTCCGACGATAGATACAAGCGTGTGATTGATGCATGGCGTGGAGTACGCCCTGTTGTTCATTACAGTTACAGCCGTGCAGAACATGTAGGGCATATTGACAATGTTTTTCCTGATATGGCACAGTTGCTGGAACAAGGTTACAAGAAACAAAAATTACGTGCACACAGTGACTTTTACCCTAACCGTACAGTCAACCAATGGGCGTTGTCGTTCAATGACACGGCAGATATCATGTGCGAATCCAAAGGCAAAAATATTTCCAGTGGAGAATTATTTGAGCAAAAACTAAATGCATAAAAAGTTTATAACAAGTATATTGGCAATCTTAACTGGATTATTTTTTGCTATCAATTCTCTAAAATATTCATTGGGGGCAACCAGCAATATGGGTCCTGGATATTATCCGTTGGTGGTATCTTGTATTATTATAGCAATTGGTGTGGTATTACTGATGCGGACAATGCATGAGCTTCGTTGATGCTTTAATATTTGGTTTTTATCAAGCTGGCACTGTTAATAATTTAATGTTTTGTGTTGGTGGAGTGTTGTTGGGCACTCTTGTCGGAGTATTGCCAGGACTTGGTCCAATGGCAACTGTTTCCATATTGTTGCCAATGACATACAGCACAGGCGATCCATTGGCTTCAATTATATTGCTGGCCGGGATATATTATGGTGCTCAATATGGCGGAAGCACAACTGCTATCTTGTTACGACTTCCGGGCGAAGCATCGTCACTGGTCACTATGCTTGATGGAAACAAAATGGCATTGAATGGCAGAGCAGGCGCTGCCTTATCAATTGCTGCAATGTCAAGTTTTTTTGCCGGAACAGTTGCAACATTGTTGATTGCTGTTGCAGGAGAACCAATGGCCAATTTTGCAATCAAATTTGGTCCTGCTGAATATACAGCATTGTTGATTATGGGATTGGTAATATGCGTGACTATCACTGACGGTGATGCACTTGGTAGTGGTATTGTGTTGTTGATTGGAATATTGTTTGGTCTCGTTGGCACTGACGTTAATTCCGGAGTACCAAGATTTGAGTTTGGCTCATACGAATTACTTGATGGCCTTTCGTTTGGTGTATTAGCAATGGGAGTATTTGGGTTATCTGAAATTTTATGGAACATGTTGCACGAGCCCAAGACACCATCGCCCAAACCGATAACTTTAAAGGATATGTATCCTACTCGAAAAGAATTCAATAATTCAATAGGGGCTACTTTTCGTGGCACAACAGTGGGCAGTATAATAGGATTGATCCCAGGCGCCGGAGTTACTGTCAGTTCTTTTTTTAGTTACGCATTTGAAAAACAAATCAGTAAACACCCAGAAAAATTTGGCACAGGCATAGTTGAAGGCATTGCAGCACCCGAATCAGCAAACAATGCTGCTGCTCAAACCGGCTTCATACCAATGTTAAGTTTTGGAATACCAACTACTCCATTGATGGCGTTGATGGTAGGCGCTTTGGTGATGCAAGGCATCCAACCCGGTCCTCACGTGATATCAACTAATCCTGAGTTGTTTTGGGGGCTAATTGCAAGTATGTGGATTGGTAATTGTATACTGCTAATTTTAAATTTACCAATGATAGGAATATGGGTCAAGGTATTGCAAGTACCAAGAATAATATTATTTCCTGTAATTATGTCAGCATGTTTGTATGGAGCATACAGTTTAAACAACAACATGTTTGATGTATGGATGTTGATTCCGTTTACCCTTTTGGGCTATCTGCTTAAATGGTTAGATATTAACCCTACACCAATGGCGCTTGGATTTATAGTTGGGCCGTTGTTGGAAGAAACTTTTCGTCGATCTTTAATAATTAGTCAAGGAGAATGGGATACATTTGTACAGTCCCCGATATCGATATCAATATTAAGTATAACAGTAATGTCTATACTAGTTAAACTTTATACAGCATCAATTTCTTCCAAGTACAAAAATGATTAATTTAGCCATATTCCAGCCCACTGTTGAGTGGATAAAAGACGACTGGCACAAAAACCCATTCCGATTTATAATGGAACTTGTTGCATGGGCAATGAGTATTTCGTGTAGTTTTATTATGATGTTGACAGTGCCCACTCCGCCATTTTTGCTTTTGTATCCTATGTTTATTATACAATGCGTAATTTTTGGGTGGGCATGCTGGACCCGACAGAGCTTCGGGATGCTGAGTAATTACATTCTGCTGGTCACTATAGATTCTATAGCACTAGCAAGAATGTTATTTTGACTTGGGTGCCTTCTTGGCTGCTACTTTTTTAGCAGGAACTGCTTTTACTGCTTTTGGTTTTGCAACTTTTTTAACAGTCTTGTCTGCTGCCATATCCGCCTGGCTTGGGAAAGGCCAATTGGTATTCATATCAACAGCAGTATCAACAGGCGGTTCGTCTATTTGGACTCCGTAGCTGGCGTATACTGCCTCAAATACAGTAATGGGTTCAGGTTCCGGTTTTACAAATAAATTTTTGATCCATGAAAAAATAAACATAAAAAGTCCTTTTTGGTTATGTGTTGAACATATTTACCCAAATTGAGTTTGTAGGTATAAAAAATATGTTATAATAACTAATGGTTTCTACTAAGAGACGATAAATAACTCAGTAGAAACACTATTAGTGTTTACACTGATAACATAACCTAAAGGAAAAACACACAATGTTTAAAAAACTAAAAGAACTTGTACAACGAGTTTTTGCACAGAATACACAGCAGACTCTACTGGAACAATACATTTCCAGCAAGAACCCCACCTGCACAGCAGAACTAGAACAGCTAGTGATCAGCTACGAACGTGCATTAAGAGGCTCGCGTTATGGCTACTAAAATTAAAAACTCATTGAAATCGTTTGGACGTGCGTTGGTCAATGCAATGCTCATCAGTGGCGAAAGCCGCACTCGGCAAGTGTCGAGATGGTATGTATAATTTACTAAAGAAGATCGTTGCTGTGTTTTGTGATACAGAGTACGATAAAGAAATCATGCGTTGGGCAAAATCTGAATATAAAAAAGATTGGGAACACGCATACCACATGTTGGTACAGGGCAAAAAGCCCTACTCCGGAGTTTAAAATGTTTAACACAATTATAGAGTTTTTTGAAGCACTAGGCAAAGCAAGAGCAGCTGCCACACTGGCCAGGCTGGGACACCATGAACTGGCAAAAAAAGTCATGTCGTCCGAAACACCAATGTTCAATGATCACCCGTTCGAAGTTCATCCATAATGTGGCCTGTGTCAGACGAAGAATGGGAAGAATGGTTTAACCAACCATCAAAGTGATTCTTCCTGGCATACCAAAATAAAACTTTTTGGACAAATTGACCAGCAGAAATTGTTGCGGTGCAAGGTAAATCATAAATAAATGTGTTATAATAACAAACATAGGATGCCGCAATAAGGCGGGTCTTAATTTTTAGTAAACTCGCTTAATAGGAGAAAATTATGTTTACACCAGACAACTTCGTAGATGCTGTCCAAGCCGCAAAAAAGACTTGGGTCAAAACTTTCATCACGAACGATCACATTGCTGAATCAATGAATCATTTCGTTGACAGCCAAGCCGATTACACCAAAAAAGCATTCAAAGCAACCTCTGATGCTGCAAAAGAAATTGTTGATGAAACAGTCAAAGCAGCCAAAGAAGGCTCTAAATTTGACTATTCCAAATTTGGCGAAGGCATTATGAAAGCCTACACTGCTCAAAATACAGCCAAAACCAAGTAATATCCGGTCTAAAAAGACTTGACCAATAAATCCAGTTCGTGTATACTATGTATATGAACTGGATTTTCTTTTGAGCAATTGTAGTAAAAATCCCACACTGCTTGACCAATAAATCAACTCAGCTTATAATAAACACATAAACAACATTTTAGAGGTGTCAAAATGAAACAGCATATTTTAACCGCCACAGCACTTGCAACATTATTGGTGCTAGGTGGTTGCGGAACCAATCCACTTATGCCAGTATCCCGAGGCGGCGGCGTTCAACCAGGGCCGTCTGCTACTACAGCCATCAGCGACCAAGTGGCTGTCAATGACTTTACTCGTATTGGCGTCAAGGTCAAATACAAGCTGACATCCGGTGAGCTTGAAAGCATTGAGGCAACAGGCTACGCACCAGTTTGGGGCAACAGTTCTTCGGCTGTTCGTGAAGCGTTCCGTGTTGCTGAACTCGAAGCCAAGAAAAGTTTAAACGATTTTATCAATCGCGAAAACATTACCAGTACAACATCAGTCAAAATGATTAGTAAGAATCTGGAACAGGCCAACGACAACAAGAACAACAACTTTGTAAGCAATGTTGTAAAAGCGTCAGATGAATTTACTGAACTAGAAAATGAAGTAAATTCATCTGCTGACAACTCAGCCAACACATCCAACGTGAACGACAACAACACTGCTGTTCGTACTGATGCATTGAAAATTGCGTCCACCGTCAACAACACAATCAATATCAAAGCCCAGGGTATCTTAGGCGGCTTGTATTTGGTTGAAGGTAAAGTTATCAAAGGCGGCAAAAACGTTATGGCAACATATCGCTGGGATGCCAAGAGCAGTGTTACTCGCCCGGCAATCCGTGCATTGATGATGCAATAATATGTTAAAGCAATTGTTGGTAGCAGTCAGTGCAACAATTGCGCTGACTGCCAATGCTAATATTGTTGAAATGCTGTTGCCCACGCCGTGGGGAGTTGGCATTGGGATAGCCCGCTGGCTACATGAAGGATCTGAAAAACTCTTTTATGTAGAAGTTGTGGGCGAAGGCAACACACTTGATCAAGCACGACAGCAAGGGTTTCGGTTGGCAGTGGAACATGCCGTGGGAACTGTGATTGCCAGTGAAACTGAAGTGCAAAACGATCGTGCGGCACGTGACGAAATTATCACATATGCATCAGGCTATGTTGATAGGTTTGAAAGTGTCAAGCAACAACAAATCAACAGTGGTGTTCAGGTACAGATGAAGATTTGGGTCAAGCACAACAAGCTGGCCAACAGACTATTAAACAAATCCGAAACAAACGGCTCAATCGACGGCGGACGCATCAGTGCACAACTAAACTCATTGCAACACGAGCGGGTGTCTGGTGACAAATTGTTAAAGACAGTATTGGCAGATTATCCTCGTAGAGCATTTGATATTGAACTAGACAATACACGAGTATTTTTTGATGCCAACAGAAACGGACAGTTGGAAGTGGCATTTTATCTGTCATGGAACAAGTTGTATCTTGACAGCGTTGCAGAAGCAATTACTGCAATAAATCAGCGTCCTGACTGTGGAAGATTCCCTGGATGTTCCAATGTTACGTCTGAGATCAAAGTAATCCAACCCGGATTTGCAAGCAATACAGTAGCGTACTTTGACGACAAAAATGCCCAAGAGTTGATACGAATAGAAATGGTTCAAAGCAAGCCAACTATTCGATTGTCCATTTTGGATACTGCAGGAACAGAGCAGTTTAAACAATGTTTACATGCCAAAGAGTTGGATTATCACCAGCCATCAACATTGTATTATGTAAAACTTGATTACAACAACGTGTCCATAAACGGGCAAGCAGTCAAACGATTCAACACGTTTATCAACTTGAACTCTGTGCCAGCAACACAGTTGGACAAGGTAGAAATATCTATTGTGCGCGGCACTGACTGTTAAATTGGATTATGGCATAACTGTGCCATAAGTAGTTGTATATCAACCGGTTAGCATATACAATGCTAACTATTATGAAGTCCAACTACATATATTATGGCAACCCAACACGAATACGTTAGTACAGACCACACACAAGCTCTTGCCGACAACGGCATGTATGTGCTGATGGGCGAAATTGAATCTGAAACTGTCAAGCCTATTATCGAATGGATATTGCACGAAAATTATGTAAGCAAGAAACGCCGTAAAGAACTGCTGTTGATGATCTGTAGCGAAGGCGGCACAATGCAAGATGCATTTGCGTTGATTGATGTGATGCGCAGCAGTACCATTCCGATCAAGACTGTTGGTCTGGGAATGATTGCCAGTTCTGGGTTGTTGATTTTTCTTGCTGGCGGCAAAGGGCGTCGTGTACTAACACCAAACACTTCAATACTGAGTCATCAGTTCAGTTGGTACAACGAAGGCAAGGCTCACGAATTGTTTGCCACAATGAAAGAGTTTGAGTTGACCCAAGTGCGTATGGTCAACCATTACAAAGAATGCACGGGCTTATCAGAGGATGAAATTCGTGCAAACTTATTGCCCGCACACGATGTTTGGCTCACTGCCGAAGATGCCAAACGTCTCAACATCTGCGACAATATTTCTGTACTGACTCGTTAACGCTGGCGTTTGCGTCCCAAAGTCTTTTCGTTGCCCAAGGGCTTGACAATTTCTTCCTCTTCCAGACCACCTTTACGAGCAGTGATGCCAGAGCGTTTTTGTGTTGCTGTATCTAGATCGGCAGCCGACGTTTTAGCAGGTGCTGGAGCAATAGTAGTGTCGGATTCTTCATCTTGGTTTGGAATTTTTTTAGGATCTTTGTTGATGTTAAAGACCAATTTGCCACCGGAACTTGCTGTGCTAGAATAACTCTTTGATGCTTCAAGTGTAACGTTGGTGAACAACTTGCTGGGCCATACTGTGTTAAACCCTTGAATAATGAACTCTCCTTGACCTTTTTTAGCAAGGGTGTACATTTGCACAAATGCTGAGTTATTAAGAATATCAGCCGCCGCCGCAGAAAAGTTAGTGTTCATGTTAATGTAGTTAACCGCTTTGTATGCAATTGAGCTCACCATGTGATTTAGCGGCACAGCCCTGCTTGGGTCTTTGGCAGTGCGATCTTTGTATATTTTCTTTAAGTTGTCTGAGATATCAGTATCATCTATATCAAAGTTTTCGACTCCTGCATATTGTTTTAAACTCATTACTTCCTGTACTTCAGCTAGTGTGATCATACCCTGGTCAACAGCTAATTTTAGTGGACCGGAATCGTGACTGCCTTTGTCAATGATTCCTAAAATATCAATGACGTCGCTGTATTGTTTTCTAAATTGGGGCATTCCGGCTGCTTCAAGTTCCCGCACAGCCGTCAACAAGTTCACACTGGATGCCATGGCACCTTTGTCGCCTTTGCTAGACAGTTTGATTTGTTTGCCTTCTGGGCTGACCAGCAACGAATCGTATAATTCGCCTGATACACCTGCATTGAAACTAACTGTACAATCAGCAAATCCTGTTTTACCCATAAATGTTGCAGCAGCTTCCGCTGCATTACCTTTTACTGGTAATCCATTGATAAGCACAATAGGCTGTAGCATTTCGCAAAAGTAATCACGGAAGCCAGCAAAGTCCATGTTGCCTGCTGGTACTGATATTGGAAAACTTTTTGCATTGGAAACAATAACAGCAGCCTTATACTCGTTGCTATCTTGACCGAACGCTGTGGCAATTTGTGCCAGAATTGATTCCGGAGTTTGGTCTCGTAAATTAGTCAACACATCACTGGGTTTGTACCCAACTTTTTCTTTACTGCCTTTTGCATCGGCTTGTCCAAAGCCTCCAGGAATGTCTTTGGTTTGAAAGAATTTGTTTTGATCAAATACAGGTTTAATATCTTGTGCAAATTTAGCCAAATATCGTGTGCCAACAGCAGTGTCAAATTCAGCTATAGCAAACGCTTTGAGTGCACTACTGGGTTGATTAATCTGATGAATTGAATGCGACAACTGTTTTTGCACTGCATCAAATGCTGCTTGGGTTTCTTCCTGAGTTCCATATTTTCCAACTTTGGGATAGAATGTTAACTCTTGAAAAACAATTTGATCGTCGGGTGAATCGCCTCTTGTGTATTGTTCGCCTGGCTTGCGCCCGCTAAGTCCGCGGCTCTCGGCCATTATTGAGTCAAGTAAGTTTAAAATATCACGCATAGTTCGATCTTTAGTTAAGTACAGTACTTATCACAACACAACGCATATGAACAAATCACTGTGTTGACTATTGTGTGTATCAATGCTATAATAATGTATATTTAATAACAAGGAAACCCAATGCCACATTTAGTACCCATGGTCATCGAGCAAACAAGCAAAGGCGAACGTAGCTACGACATCTACAGCCGCTTGCTCAAAGACCGTATTGTCATGCTGGACACAGATGTCAGTGATCACAGTGCCAGTTTGATTGTTGCTCAAATGCTGTTTTTGGAAAGCGAAAATCCAGAGCAAGATATCTTGTTTTATATCAACAGTCCTGGTGGTGTGATCACAGCAGGCATGAGCATTTACGACACAATGAACTTTATCAAGTGTGATGTCAGCACTATTGTTATGGGCCAGGCCTGTTCAATGGGATCGTTTTTGGCACAAGCAGGCACAGCAGGCAAACGAATGATGTTGCCATATGCCAGGCACATGATTCACCAACCCAGTGGTGGTGCACGTGGTATGGCCAGTGATATTGAAATCAGCTACAAAGAAATCATGCATATGAAAAAGATGCTGACTGATCTGTATGTCAAACACAACAGTCAAGGCAAAACTTACGAGGACTTTGAACGTGATATGGATCGAGACACATTTATGAGTGCCCAAGAAGCATTGGATTATGGGTTGGTTGATAAAATTGTTGAAAAACGCTAAAATAACAGTTGACGAATAAACCGCTATTTGCTATAATAAACACTTAGCAACAAAAAACAGAAGGTTCATATGGCAGGCAAAGCAAAATCTTGTTATCTTTCGGTCACCAACCGCGAAACTCGAAAAACCGTATTGAATCGGATGTTTTTTAAAATGGCCGAGTTAAATGACTTTATAAAGAAAGAAGAGTTCAAAACATCATACCCAGAAGAACTATTCCATATTGTCAAAGAAATTTACTAATGTATCTAACCAATTCAAACAAAGAGTCAACCATGTCTAAACAAGTCACAATCCGTTCATCAACTGGCGGCACAATTACCTACACAAAAACAGGTCTAATTCACAGTAGTGGTGGTGCTTATTCAGGCAAAATTGCCGCGCTGGAACAGCCTCCAAAAAAGTAATACTCAAGTACTACTGAAAATAACCCGTCTTGATGGCGGGTTTTTGTTGACGCCAATTTACCAATTTGCTATAATATACACATAGCAACACACAAAGGGTATAGTATGTTTAAACTGACAGACGTGCAAAGTGCACAAATCAACGCAGTAGCACCCAACTACTCAATTGACTACAGTGATGAAGACTATGCAGAGTCGCTCGAGACAGACGCAGATGATTACATTGCCGAAGTCACAGGAGCAGATGTAAAAGAGGACATTGGTGGGCTCTGTGTGTACTTGCTGGGTAGTGAGATTGTGGCATTTTATGACTACGAGCAGCAAGTGGGACACGTTTTTGAAGCTGCTGTAGATTGCTACTAACATGACACAAGCACTGATTAATCTAGCAATTGTTTTGATGCCTGTTATTACAATGGGTATTGCATTGATCATCAAAGGAGAATTTTAATGGGAACACGTTCGCGTATTGCAGTGATGCATGCTAATGTTGTCAAGTCAGTCAGTTGTCACTGGGACGGCTACTTGTCGTACAATGGCAAGATCCTGCAACAGTATTATGACAGTCCCAAAGTCAACAACTTGGTAGCACTGGGCAACATCAGTAGCCTAGGTCCCGATATTGGCAAAGAGCATCCGTACAGTCGTTTTGAGACAGACTTGTCAGACGAAGCGTATGACGAACTCTACGGCAACATGACCACTTTCTACGGTCGGGACCGCGGCGAAGAAAATGTAAGCTGGCAAGTGGCACACTCTTTTGAACAGTTCTTAGAGCAATGCCAAGACAGTGATGCTGACTATTACTACATCATTCGAGACGGTATTTGGTACTGCGGCACTACATATGCCAACACTGAGATGTCAAACGTGTTGATGCCACTGGCAACTGCATTTGACAAACAACTTGACAGCATACAACACAAGGATATGGTATAATGAGTAATTTAGAATTAGCAAAAAGCATACGCAACGGTATGTTTGCAGATCGCGGAACTGATCTCAACGAAGCATACAACTATGCATTTTGGTTGATGCGCAATGACCCAGCCGTGCTCACTGGCATGATGGTGGTGTTGAATACACTGAGCAATATCATTATTGAAAACGAAACGGAGACTGTATAATGCGAAAAGTAATTGCAACAATAATCCTGGTGATGCTGACCGGCTGCGGCACAGTTGGCGGAGCAGTATCAGGTGCTGCGCAGGACATGAATAAAGTCGGCGAATACATCAAAAACATTTAAGGAAAATATCATGAGCGGCATATACATGGAAGAACTAGAATACGATATCCAAGAGATGTTTATTGACGGGCAAGAACCCAACGAAATTGCAGAAAACCTTGGTGTTAGTGTGGGCAAGATTGTGGCAGTGCTGAACGAGTTTGGTATCAAAACAGCGGACTGGTCGTGAAAGTAGTACAAGAAACAACTGACTGGAAATGTCAAAATCATGTGTACTTTCTTGATGACAGCCGTTCCAAAATGTTTGCATACCTGCAGTTGGGCACAGTGACTGTCAAGGAGTTCACTGTGCCCATTACTTTTCGAACCACAGGCCGCAAGTTTCGTGAAGTGCCGAATTCGTGGGGGTTTGAGCCAAAAGGTGCAGATGCAAAGTTGGGACGCAGTTGGCAGGTAGCAGGTTCAAAAGGCGCTGAATACACTGTGACAGACCGCGCAGGACAACTGAGTTGTTCGTGTCCAGGTTTCAAGTTTCGCGGCGAATGTAAACACACTGCGGCTGCATTATAAAACACAAAACCACCCTAGGGTGGTTTTTCTTTGGCTACAGGATAATCAGTATCCGCCGGTCAGTGCAGATCGTTTCCATGTGTTGGTAGCAGTACACACATATATGTAAGCAGCATCCCAACAAATCTGACCAGGTGTTCCGGTGTCTGTGGCTGCTTTGGTTTGCAGGGCAGCGCTCACAGTGCCACCTACTGTTAAGTTGTTGCTGACGTCTGCATATTGTGTATAAACTGTACTCCACCGAGCAGTGGTGCTGCCCAAGTTTTTTATGTTTGCGCTGTTGGGCACAATGTCCACATTGGCCACAACTTTGCCTATTCCGTTCGGAGCAAGCACCAAGTTTCCGTTGGTATTCAAGGTCAGGATGGTATTGTTGGTAATCCTTACATTTGAATCCACTGGACCGGCAGCATAAATTGCGGTAAAATTGGTATTGGTTTCTGTAAACGCCGTGCGTAAAGGGTCACCAGTGCCGTCATTTGCTGCTGTGCCAGTGTCTATTATTAATTGAGCCATTGTTGTCGTCCTTGTTTTGCCATTTCTGTTATTTATGGCTAAATGCTATTCAAAAAGTATTGCAATCTGATAGCAATTGTAGTATACTATGTACATGCTGTGAACAACAGCTAATGTTTAATTATCAACGAAAGGTAACATTTTATGCGTTTTAATCCTAAAACAAAAACTTACAAATTGTTTTCTGCCCTAAACTCAGGCAAAACAGTGACTGCTAGCCAAGCTGAAAAGCGTTTTGGCATCAAGAACATTTCTGCTGAAGTGTCGCGTATCCGCCATTCGGGCTTTGCTGTTTATGCAAACAGCCGTAAAGCTGGCAACGGTGTCAACGTCACGGAATATGCTATCGGCAAACCCAGCCGCAAGATTGTTGCAGCCGGATACCTAGCCATGTCATTGGGTTTGGTCTAAATCCCGTCGCTGTCCATTTCAACCTGGACACACAAAAAAAGGTTACCGCCCTGGTAGCCTTTTTTCTTGACTTAAAATCCTGCATGTAGTACAATGAAAGCATGATAAAACAACTCTTTCAAAGTTTAGGTCGTTACAGGTTAATCCTGGATCGCACAGAAGAACAACCGTATTTGGAACGATACTACTTGTTTCTTCGAGATCGCAAGCGTTTTCCCTTCAACATCTTTGTGCACAAGTTTTTGAAGTCAGACCCAGATGTGGTGCATGATCATCCTTGGCCATATGCCACACTGATACTCAAAGGCGGATATTGGGAATGGGTGCCCAAATTTGACAGCAACGGAAAAATGGTCAGCGAAGCTCGTCACTGGCGTGCACCAGGATCATTTAGAACTGCGGCTGCAAACACTTACCATCGTGTGGAGTTGGAGCCGGGAATCACTCCGTGGACGTTGTTTATGCCTGGTCCACAGCAAAGGGATTGGGGGTTTTTGGTCAACAACAAATGGATTCCCAACGTGGAATTCTTCAATTTGCGCCGCAAAAATGTTGCATAAAAACAACAGATATTTTGGTTGACGTAAAATGCCCAATTTGCTATAATATATGTATGGACACAAAAAAACAAACACGCAAAAAACGGGTAGACCGCACACACATCATTTATATGTTGGAGTCGGGAAATGACTTTTACATTGGTGTAACTGCCAAGACAGAAAGCACTGTTAACAAAAGTGTGTTGACCCGTTTCAACAAGCATGTTTATCGCTCACGTACTGAAGACAAAAGCTGGGCACTTTACGAAACGATGCGTGAACGCGGTGTTGAATCTTTTGTCAAGTCCATTGTTTCAGTTGTGCGTGGCAAAGCAGAAGCTCATACACAAGAACGCGAACTGATCAAAATGTACCAACCCAGCTTAAATACTGATGTTCGAGGATGTAATTACAAATGAATACTTGGGTTTTGATTGTTGCAATATTTGGCCAGGATGGTGCCTGGCTCAATAAGTATGTCGAAGGTCCAATCAAAACCCAACAAGAATGTGTTCAACGTGTCAAAAGTTTACCAGTCAAACACAACGAGATGATTTTCAAAGGTATTTGTGTTACATTCGATCACTGGACTGGCAAAAAACCCATGCCCAATGTGGCACTAGACTAAAATGCGAAATCTTGTAATTGATGAAATTTTAAAATTGATGCAACTCCTGCCCATCCATTACGACATTAAGCCGTGGGATCAATGGAGTAACCGAGACTTGTTAGAGTTTTACGGTAATTTGAGAATTGATGTGGAAACAGAGGA